TGATGTAGAAGCTGGTGCGTATGTCTGGACAAAATCCCAGTAGAGCTTGTCTGCTTGTACTTGGTCTAGTGTCCATGTGCGAATGCCGTTGTCATCGTTTGCCCCGTCTGACGTAATCTGCGCTTCGCAGGTGTAGACAGGAGTAGTCGATGCAAAGGTTGTCTGTGTTGTACCAACAGTAATCGTAAAGAACTCTGCCTTACGACCACCATTGATCACGAAACCAGATAGTGCCATTTCATTTCTCCATTTTAATTAGTGCTGTTAAATCGCGAACGTATGTGTCGCGATAGAATGTATGCAGTCCGTGCTCTTCGTTGTTCTCTGCTAACCATCTGCCGATCAGAGTGGTGTTGCGTATGAGCTTCTTCTTGAGCACTTCAGGATCGCCGCTGTAACCATTGTGTGCGATCGTGATAGTTGTATCTACGATGCTGTAACCAGCGCCGCGGATAGTGTGTGCAATCTGCTCGTGCGCGTAACCTTCCCAGTAAAATTCTGGTGTGTTACGATACATCCGCAGTTGCCCGATGTTAAAGTATTCGTTTTCGTTGGCTTCGCCGATCAGCTTCTTATAGCATGACAGCGACGCTTGCCCTGCCATAAAACCACCTACGCCGCCCCCGTGTCGAAGCGTTGCCTCTGCTATTCCTTCGTGCTGCTGCTCGCAAAGGTACTCGTCGCAGTCCATCCAGAAGATCCATTCTTTCGTAGCCATCTGACCGCATAGATTACGAGCTTGTGCAAAGCTGAATTTGCCCTTCTCATACGTCCACTCGCGCGAGCGGATTGTGTGGTGCTCGTCGGTATGCTCTACCATTTCGCTTACGTGATGTTCGCGCCCTTGCTTATTAAGCAGGATGCAAACTTCCGCATTCTTTGGTAGCGAGCGAAGCATTCCCTGCATGCTCTTGTGCATATCGTCATGCGATGCGATAACGCAGAAGCTGACAGGGAAAGTATCTAGTTGTGTGTCCTGTGTGTCCATGTGTCCTAGACTGGTTGTATAACAAATGTTACAGTAGCAGCAATACCCATCTGTATCTTATTGCTGCCTGTGTTAAAGTTGCCTACGTTACCATCAACGTGCATTGATGTGATAGCAGTGTAGAATTTGCCGTCGTTATTGCTGCCTATTGCGTCGAGGTCGTACGTCTCTAATGCGTACTTGATACGGCTTGCTATATCGCCTGCTCGCTCGTTAGCTATGCCTAACTCACTTGGGTCTGCTTCTATCATTGCGTTGCACATGATTTCGACAAGCGCACGCCCAAGCCCCAAGCTCAAGCCAGTCTCTGAATCGGTGTCGTACTGCATCTGGCTGATGTATGGATAGCAGATCGTCGTGTTTGACTCGTATGCGTCTGGCCTCCAGATACGGCGCGGTGTAAGATTGCCGTCGCTGTTGAGAGCATCGATGATTGTATCTACAATGTACTGCATCGAATTGGTTGCCATTATCCGAACTCCTGTAAGAACTCATCGACAATCGTTGTTTCAAGCTCTTTGATAAGGGCTTTAAATCCGTTAGCGTCGCGCATATAGTCCAAAAAGCCGGGCCTTAAAAATGGCCTTGCCTTTGCCCTAGCGGTTCCCATCTCATTGTAAACAGCATACATAAGCGACTGGTTGCGTGTGCCCGATTTAACCATAGTTTGTGGGTCGTAACCAAACTCTATATCAAACTTGCCATTACGTAATTCGACTTTACTGATGTTGCCTTTTTCATCTGGAGTAATTGCTCGCTGTATGTTGCCATATAGAGTGCGTAATCTATCAGTACGATTCAGTGGCTTAAAGTATCTATTGCCTGACTTTGCAGTCACCATACCCGTCTTCATTTGCGGGCCTTGCAGATAATCACCTACATAGATAGTCAGCTCTTGCGGTATGCTTTCGGCAGTGTCTTTTATAGCTGCCAATATACCACGCTCAAGCCGTGCTAATCTTTGTGAGATGTCGCTCATATTGTTACGCGAGTGTATGGTGCAAGTCGTGGCTTAACGCGGTTACGCATTGCCTGCAATGTCTTCGAGATTGACATACCAGCTTCGCTTTCCGTGATTGCAGTAACGCCGAAGCGATTTGCCTGTGGTGCGAATGGCGTTTCCATATACAGCTCCGTCACCATCTCCGCAGCGCATATCTCTATCACGCTAGGGATGCTGGTATAGCCAACCGACATGACTGCTTCGTACTGCTTGTTGATGAAACCATCTTCAAGGTACAGGTATTTAACGCCGCGTATGTCCACAAGATTAGTAGTGCCGGTGACGGAAGCAAATGTATCTCCGTAGCTATCTCTATATTTAAGCGTAGTCAACGTCACCGGCACCGTGTAACCTGTTAATAGCAACGTATCGCGCGTGCCTTCGTAGTAAGCTGTTACGCTTTCCTGAATGATTGGCTGATTGCAGATGTCTTTAATCTCATTGTCAACATAGCCAATAAGACGATCAATGAGAGCGTCACGGCTGGTGTCGATTGCTGCGATATTAAGCCAGTCCTGCTTGATTACTGCGCGCGATACTAGGGGCATTGCTTATTCCTTGATTGCAGATGGTACTGGGGTCTCTGGCTTAATTGCCTTAACGTGCATCTTGCCTACCGTCATGATAGAGCCGTCGTGCAGCTTTACTACACATGCGCTTGGCGTATCGCTTACTACTTCAACATCGATGTCTTTTGCACCGTGGTTAATCGTCACGATTGCCTTGTTCTTAATCTTGCTGAAATCAATTTGCATCTGCTGTAAAGTAGGACTGTATAGCATCTACAATAGCATAGCACGCCGCAAGTACAAGTCCCTCTGTAAGGTTACCAGTGCTAATGCCAAATGCGCCAAGCGCAAAAAATACCAGCTTAACTATGCCGGTTACTGTGGTTTTCCAGTTGCTCATCGCAACGCCTTTTATAATTGTGTAAAAGTGTGGTATCATTCTAACGTAATGCAGTAGATTCAGCTTCTTTGTTTCACGTGGAACATGCGGCTGCAATTCAACTGCTAGCGGCACACGCTCGATAGGGGGCACGTAGTCCTGACGCTTCGGCCAGAACTTGTAACGCAGCACAACCTTCGATATAATTGGATCATCTGACAACACGCTTGTACGCCTTACGTGGTTTCGGTTCTGTGTTGCCTGTGCGCTCTTCTAATCGTACCAGCCGCTCGATAATCTCTACAATGCGCTGCGTGATTAGTTCATCTGATTTCTTAAGAGCAATGATTTCGTTCGTCGTGTTGCTCATGACTTCGTGCATGGCAATAACGTTATCACGCGTCTCGCGGAAGTCATTTACCAGCGACTTTACCCAGAAGCCAATGATAGCAAGCATGGTGCTCATGATGATACCGAACATAGTCTCTACGGTCATGACGCTACGTCCTCGTTATTAGGGATAGCACGATAGAAGCGGCCTTCGCTTTCTTCCCACCAGTCGCCAATGCCTGCCCAGTCGTTAGCTATCATGATCGTACCATCATCTGGTGGCTGCCATGTTTCAAGCGAGCCGTTCCACAGGCACGTGTTATAGACTACGTTGTCTTTGACCATTGCGTATCGTTTAGGTTCCATCGTTTATGCTCCGTAGTATTCGACTACAAAAACCAAGCCGTCGCCACCATTGCCGCCAGCGCCAGAATTAGCACCATTAGTTGAGCCGCCGCCGCCACCACCGCCCGCACCTCTGCCGCCGTTGCCGCCGTTACCGCCTGCGATAGTGCCCGCAGTATCGCCTGCAGCACCGCCGCCGCCACCAGTACCCATTGCTGCGGTCGTTGAGTTGTTAATATCGAACAAGATATTATTTGCTATATCTGAACCATTAGCCCCATTGCGGTTGCCTGTCGTTGTTCCCGCGGCGGGATTAGCACTCGCCGTCCCCGCGTCATATATGGCGCCGCCTATGCCGCCATTACGAACATTATTTGAAGCATCAATCCCACCACCGCCTCCACCGCCTGCCGCGCCTGTTCCGTTTAAACCTGCGCCGGGAACGCCTCCATTAGACGCGGCGTTGCCCGAACCACCTTGCCCACCTGTTGCGGCATATGGTCCGAATGCCGGCGTGCAATTAGCCAAATTTCCGCCCGCTGTCGAACCCGTTGATGTGCCAGTTGAACCCGGAGCACCACCTATGCCAAATCTGGCAGATACAACAGAGCCAAATGTAGTAGATCCTCCATTAGATCCTATTAATCCGTTAGTGTCATCAGTTGTTCGTGCAGCACCACCAGCACCCCCGCTACCGATTGTTATTGAATAGCTTGAGTTTGTTAAAGTAGCAGCTCGCATAATGCGGTAAGCATAAGCAGCGCCACTACCACCCGCACCAGAACCTCTTACAGATGAAGCTGCACCTCTTCTGCCACTACCACCACCACCACCAGCACCTACACAAAGCACCAAAGCACCCCAGAAGTTAGCCGCAGTAGGCTTGTTCCATGTGTCGTTTGCTGTGTATTCGCGGATGACTGGATCTGTTCCACCACCCGTAGCAGTTAAGTCAGTCTCGGTTCCTGCATCGTTTTTAAAGTACAGCTTTCCGTCTGTCTTTGCGTAGACTATGCCATAACCAGAGGCAGGCGTAGATGGTGAACTGCCTTGTTCAGACAATACAGCAGATGCACCCGCAATCAAGCTATCACTATTCGTTAGCTCTGCGAGTGCTGCCGGTGTTGTTATTGGTCTCTTATCTGCCATTAGTTAAGCTGTGTTTCCGTGCCTGCATCGTTCTTGAAATACAGATTTCCGTCTGACTTGACATATAACAAAGCCAATCCAGAAGCCGGTGTGCTCGGGCTGCTGCCCTGTTCTACGAGCACAATAGACGCACCAAATACCAAACTGTCAGAGCTTGATAACTCCGACAGATTGCCGCTGGTTGTTATCGGTCGTAGGTTAGCCATTAAGCAAGCGTGATTGGCTGCTGTTCTTCAAAATTCAGTTCAGTCGTAGACAATGCAATACCGACTTCCTGCGAGATATAGCCCGATGTGCTAGGCGCAGTTGAGACAATATCGCCCGCAGATGATCCGCTCAAATAGTAAGGAGCACCGGGTGTCAGGCCAGTTAGCCCTGTGATTGTACCATCAAGGTACACGGTCGCATTTGCAGGGCTTGTTGTAGAAGCGAGTACAAATCCGTGTGCACGTCGTCCATTGCTTGCGTCTGCCTTGCGTGCCTTAACAGTACCGCTATCATTCCATAGGTTGACAAGATCGCCTGCGCTCAAGTTCTCGCTGGTGGCTGCTACCTTTACAGTCGCACCAATACCAGAAGGCAATACCGAATTGTCCAGCTTACCGCTACCATCAAGGGCTACAATTTTGCCGGCTTCCGTTGCGCCTGTGGATGATACCGTAGCTTCGACTTCCGCAAGCTGCCCTGCATTATTTTTTATGTACTTTTCTGCCATGATTTACACCGTTTGAATGATTGTGTCTATGTCGATGATTAGTGTTGTTGCTGTGATTGCTTTTGCTACGTGGACTACGATGCTACCACCCGTCGGGGCCGTTTGCGTCAGCGAGCCGTTATCCCCTAGATAGATAGCTCCCTTTGTCCAGTTCCACGAAGCGTCCGTAATCTGTCCGCTTGTTTTGATCGTGATGTTCTGACCCGTGCTTGCCGATGTTATGCTTATGCCTATAACTACCGCATTCGCAAGCGAGTCTGGCGTAGCGTACTTTGCAAGGCCGCTAGAATCCGTTGTAATGCATCGTAAAGCTGATAAGCTAGTAGATGCTACCAGCGTCGTATCAATCGCAGCAGGGACGATTCCTCCGCTTGCAATGTCAAGAGTGAGATCATAGCTCTGCACATTAACCGTGGGCTGTGATTGCTTCACATCAACAACTAACGTGTCCTGCTTGATATTTACTACGCTTATGCTCAAGAAGTAACCTCGTCGACTACCGTAACATCGCCGCGCAAAAGCTCTGTAACAACGCCGCTAATCGTAACCTCTAAATCCCACTTGTACTCCGTCGTGGTCACAAGTGCTGCCGTCTCTGCGCTGGTTAGCGCAATGCTGAATGTGCCTGCTGCTGCGCTCACGATAGCACACGTAAACGTAGCGGCAAGCGTGCCCGATACCGTACGCACTTGAGCAGCGAATGTATAGCCGCTGATGTTCTGTACTGCGCCGTTGACTTTGTACGTAAGCGTGCGAGCAAAAGCCCCACCCTTGCGTATCTGCAAATCAACCCGTGCGCCTGCGTTGGATAGTGTTATCATGTGCTTTTCAAGTGAGATCACCACGAGGCCCGAAGGCCCCGTAGTCATGTCACTTTAGACAATCAGGTTAGCAGCGAGACCACGCTCGGTAGCGTCGTCAGATGTTACATTGCCGTTGTAGAGTTCAGCAATGCAAGCGCCAAATGTACCTGTTGATCCATCACCAGCCGTAGCAACAACATCGAGATAACGCTTGCGGCCCTTCAGGTCAATGAAGAAACCGAAAATCTTGTTATCGTCTGTTGCTGTTGGAAGTGCCGGAGCGCCTGTTGCGCCGTATACAGCACCCGTAATATCAGCGGCTCCGCTCATGCCAGAGTCATCTGACTCTTGTACCTTAAGAGCAGTCATCGCGATGTCAGTTGCGCCAAGCTGAAAGTAGATAGCTACCTTGTTAAAGCCGAGCGTGTCGATTGTGGTTGTAGCAAACGACGCATTGTCCACGATAGCGGCAGGCGGCGTTACGTTTACAACCTTTACGTTTTGTAGGTTATTCATTCTGGGTTACTCCTTATGCGTTCTTTGTTACAAGAGCTGCGAGCGCGCCACGCTGACGAGCAGAAGCTGTTGCTGATCCGTTACCGATGTTCCACCAGTTTACGCCGTAGCGAGCTGTGGACTTGTTGTATTGCGTGTCTGTCAGGAAGCCAACTTCCTGCGAGCTTGTAATTGACAGACCGCGACGATCGCCAAACAAACCAGCTTGAGCAGCATCGCCATAGAACAGTACGAACTGGCTGTTCTCTGCTGAAAGCAGCGGCGTGTAAAGCTCGTCTGTGAAGACAACTTCAGCGCCGTTGAAGAACTGGCGTGTCACGCCATCTACGATCTGTGTTGATGTGTTACCACCTACTGCTTGGATCAGAGGAACGATTGTGCCGTACCATACTTGCGATGGAACGTAGAAGCGGTTATTCATTCCGGGGAATGTAGCAACCTTTGCCTGCGTCTTGATGATGTCGGAGAGCGTGATAGAAGCAAGCGTTGCGCCTGTTGCTACCTGTACGCCTGCTGCGTATACCTTGTTGGCATCTGTTGTCCATGTACCGCCTGCATCTGTTACGAGCTTCTTAAAAGACTCCGTAAGACCTACAAGACCGTTGTACGTTGAAGTACCATCGCCCAAGAAAGCAACCTTGTCTTCCTGTACAGCGTGTGCATAGCCGTGATCCTTTGCAATCTCTTCTGCGATTGCTGCGTATGAATCTTCGCCGAGTTCAATCGTGTTCTGCGTAAGAGCACCGAACTTCTTTGCTGTAAGCTGTACACCGCTGAACTGCACATCTGATGCTGTGTAGCTCTGGCCTTCGCCGAGTGCGTATACAGTTGTTCCGCCTACGTTGCGATTAACCGTGCGTGTTTCGCTGTTCATAGATACTACATCCATGATGCCACGAGCTACGCCGCGCTCTTCGCGATAATAGAGGATAGCTTGATCCAATTCATCAACAACTGTCAGGCCGCCGAGCGAGTTGCTCGTTGTTGCCATTGTCTTCTGCATTGGTACGCCGTTATCCTTACACCATTGAGCCGAGTTAGCATCGCCGAGGTAAGCTGCAATCTGGCGTCCTGCCTTATATGCTGCCTGTCCTGCTTCGCTACCGAACTGCTTAAATGCCTTGCCGCGGTAGTGCTGGCCTGTGATCTTTGCGCCTTCTGGAACAACAAAGCCAGAAGGTACTGGAGCTGCTGTCTTGAGTGCGTTAAGATCTGAAGCGTTCTTTGTCTTCATATCGTTAAGCGCCTTCTTTTGTTGGATGATTGTCATGATACGAGCGAGCTTTGCTTGTGCCTTTGATGCGCCTTCTACGGCTGCCGATACTTCTTCTAC